CAGATACTGAAGTAATTTTAGCAAAAACTGAAGTTGTTAATCCAGCGTTACTAAAAGCAACAAGATTTCCAATAGTTGCAATTCCTACAAAATTAAAATCCGAAGTTGATACTGTAGAAATTCCTGATGAATGTGGAGTTACATTAACTAGTCCAACATTAACAGATGTGTACTGTTTTGTATCTGCGGTAAAGGTGGTTCCTGATCCCGTTACTCCGTATAAAGATTTTACATCATCAGTACCGTAAGAGGTAATTGCTATTGCAATTCTATTATTTTCAATTCCATCAAAAATGAATTTTTCACCAATCGCAAAAGTTCCATTTACATTATATGCAGTAATGATGCCAGAGTTATTTGCTGAATATCTTAAGAATGCAGTTGCCCCAGTTGCCTTTCCTTTTATGCGTGTAGGAGCTACTAGTGTGATGGGTTCATTTAAAGAAATTTCTGTATAAGTTTGTATATCATATAACGAAATATCCCATTCATTCGTATTTGGTAAGACTGAGTTATAAGATCCCGATTCTAATGCAAAATCATATACTCTAGCTATTCCTATTTCTTTTCCAGATGACGAATATTGATTTTGTCCTAATCTAGAATCTCTTAAGCTTACTGTATATGAAGTAGATATTCCTAAAGATGGAGAACCATATACTCTATTTAAAGAATATGTTGCTCCAGTAGAATATATGATACTTTGATTGGATAAAGTGCCTGCTGATCTTGGCTTTTCAAAATCCAAAATTGTTGGAGCTAATAATTCAGTTTCATATCCGGAAACGTATGCCTTTCCTGGTGATACTACATAAGCACCTAAACTTTCACTAGGAATGTTTCCTTGATATGTTGTTTGATTTTCATCAAAAATTCCGTTATTGCCTTTTCTATCGTTTAGTGAGTTTTTTACTTCAACTTTAAAAGGTTTTACGTAATAATCTCCAGATTCATCATAAGTTCTTCTAGCAAATTCCTGAGATAAAACATTGTACTCTGGATTTACTTTAAAGTCAGTAATAACTCCATTATCAACTGATAAAATTCTAACAAAATTATTATCTTGGAAATCATTTGATAGTGGTATCTTTGCCAAGATAGCAGATATTTTTAATCTATCTGCACCTGGAGCGGCATAATTTGAAAATCCTTTTGCATTATCAACTAAGGATTCATCAATATCCGAATTTATAATTTCTTCTAATACTAAAAATCCAACCCTATATGAAGGAGTAGTTCCTTCAGCATCTAGTACTATAGTCTGAGGTCTTACACTTACGAATGTACCTCTTAAGAAATAAACCCCTTCAGATAAGTTAACTAAAGATCCCCGTATCGCACAATTAGTGTTAAAACTTGTTGCAAATGCTTGATTTGCTTGTATTGATGTTATTGCACTAAAACCAGGAGAAACTGTTTCTTCTACTAAAAGATTTTCGGAATCAATAAATTGAGAATTTCCACTAGCACTGGTATTTAAATAATTTAAGTATAAAATAGTGTTAGAATTATCGGATTCATTTTGTTTTAAAACATATACAACCTTTGCTTTTACTCCAGAATTCTGACCAATAATTACTCTATTAAGAAGATTATCTATATACGAATCGACATTTACTCCATTAAAAGTATTTTCTAGTTTTACTCCAAAAACAGGACTGTTATAACTTAATGCTCCTGGAATTACAACAGATCCTTCAACAAAAACATGATTACCGAATTGTTCAATTTGGTTTTGAAGAATCGATTGTAATCCTGTTAATTCGCGTGCCTGAACAGGATATCCTGGTTTAAATAATACCTTATAATAATCTTTAGATGGATCAAAATCGTCAAAATATGGAGAGACGTTGAGATTAGTTTCCTGTGGCATAATTCTTTAGAATTGCAAAATGACTTTGATATCTTCTTTTTGATTTGGAGATCTAGTTATCGAAGGTCTATTATCGACATAAATGATATTTCCAGAATATTTTTTAACTTCTGGATTGGACACGCCAGATTCGAACGATTGACCCAAGTAGTATGTTCTATTATTTATTACGGTTGATATACCTGTAAAGGTTGTATCAATATTCAAAGAGTTTAGTGTTCCTACGATTGTAGTTGTTCCTCCAGTGCTTACATTTGAAGTAAATCTATTGAGATTAAATCCATAAGTTGGATTTGTCTTAGCGGTTCCATCAGTGTTAAATCCGACAAGAGACTTATCTTGCCAATATTTCAAGACACCAGTATTTTGATCGTAAGAAATAACTCTACCTACAGCCGTAGATCCAACTCCAACTGTTTGGGTGATTCTACTATCAGCAGGGAAAAATGCACTATCAAATCCAGTTCCAGTTAATTTTATTGCTCCTACTGCACTTGCTTTTTGTAATCCTAATAAAGATAAGGAGTTATATGCCTCTGGATTTTCTACAATACCAACTCTTGCGATTTGATTGCCAGTGATAAAATCTGGATTTTCTATGTCATTTTCAATTCTAGAATAAACCATCACATTATAGGCACCGAGCTCTCTATAGATATCAGCACCATGACCTCCTTGAGGAGGAATGATAACATTAAATACAGGTGATGTAGTTCCCGATGGAACATTACCAGCAGCAATGTCCACAGTTCCATAAGTATAACCTGATCCACCCTTAGAAATTACTACAGATTCAACTTTCGAATCATTATTGATTGTAATAGTACATTCTGCACCAGTACCATCTCCTTTGATCGGAACTCTGGTATAAGTTTGATTGGCAGTTCCAAGACCAACTCCTCTGTTGGTAATGGTTACAACTTTTAACTGACCACTTGTTGATGCATTATTTCTAACAGAAGCATTTTCTGTACTTATTTCCCAGTTTTTAGGAACGGGAATAAAATTGACAGAATCAAATTTGATAATATCACTTGGCTTAATACTGAAGAGGTATTTCCAAATATATCCGTCTCCACTGGGACCTGCAGTTCTTGGTTCTAGATCAACAAAAGTGGGTTCATCGAGTGATGGTCTTCCCTCTGGATTCTCTGGAGAAGTTCCGTTATTCAGACAAATATAAACTCTATAATCACTATTAATTACATAATAATTTGCTGAGTATAAACTTGTTGATCCTGAAGGTCTTGATGTCCTATTTCTACTGATGTCATGACGATACATATCATAAGTAATTCCAGATTGCCAAGTAACCTTACGAACAACCTGTTTTACATCATCCTCTCCAATTTTTTTGAGAGCAATCATTGTGTCCCAATAATCATTCTCTTGATCAAAATTATCTATTGGAGCAGGAGGAAGTATATCCCAAGTTGCAGAAAAGTCTGTTGCATTAGGAAGAGCCACAAAAGAATAATAAGAATTTTCAGAAGAAGTTGCCGCAGAGACAAAATTCTTAGCATTTAGTATTCTTAATTGGTCAGTTATAATTGCAGACATTTTATGAGTTTTTTATCTATTTATGAAACGTAATTGCGGTATTTAAGTGGATTGTATCTTTGAACTATAGGTGAAGTTGACACTCCAACTAATCCATTATTATATGAAGTAAATTGTTTAGGATCAATTCTGGCAAAATCGTGTATTCTTCCCCAGCTATATTCACCGTAGAAAGAACTAAACCCAAAACCAGATAATCCATTATAATTCTTCACACTTACAGTTACTTTTGCGACATAAGTTAGACCAATTCCTAAAGCATGAGTTTGTCCAATAGAGACCGATGCGACTTCATATACATTATCAATAAATGTAGAACCAATACCTAAAGTAGAACCATTTTGGTAAATTGATGTTAATCCATTACCAACATTAGAATTGAAAACTACAAAGTAGTAACCAGTTTGTATTCCACTGATTCCCGTAGTTGCAATTCCTACACTACCATTAATTGAAGTATCTCTTAAGAATGAATTTTTTGGAATGAAGAGATCAAACACAATTCCAGTAGATGCAACTCCAACTGAAACAGTGCTAATTCCAGTGATTATTCCAAAATCACCATCATAAGAAACACTGTCAATAATCTCCCTGTTAACATCTGGAGAAGATATAAGAACGACAGGAGGATTTGTTGTCGTATATCCAGTTCCAGGGTTATTGACAGATATTGAAGAAACTGTTCCACCAACAGATATTGTTGATGTTGCAGATGCTCTTTGAGTAGTTCCGAGTCCTACAGGATTTTCAATAATTACAACAGGATTTGTAGAATAACCAACTCCACCATCAGAAATAACTATTGAGGAAATAGTTCCCGCAACTGATACAACAGCCGTAGCTGCAGCTGCAACTAATTGATTTTGTGAAGTAATAATAATCTTTTTCTGAGGTTCTTCACTTGTTCCATTTTGTAAATATTCATCAGCACTATCGAAGAAAGTCTTAACACTCTCAACAAAAATCTGAGTAGATGATGTACCTACACTTTGGATGATATTGGATGTTGGATTAATCAGTGGTTCATAAAGAATTCTATCTTTAGCAACTTCTTCACCATTAATAATTTTATCTTCAGTCTGTCTACACCAGATTACAGGTCTAGAAAGAGTTTCATCTTGAGTTACTCCTGGACCAGGATAAACATTAGTTTGAACAATATCTGTAGATACAATATCTGTTACAAGTCTAGAATTTTCCTTTAATCTTTCAATATCACTATTGATTCTTAAAGTGTCACCTTCCTTAACAGTCTCTAGTATGTCAACATTTACTGTATCAATAGAACCAGTTCCTCTATAGAAGAGAATCTTAGAAAAATCTCCTTCTCTTGGTGCTTCAGCAAATGTTATGATACTTCCACCATTAAAAGTATATGATTGATCGGGAACCTGTAGAACATCATTAATGAATATTAACAGGTTTGCTTTTATTTCAATATTAGATCCCTTTTTCGATCTAATAGTTGTCTGTTCTCCATTAATTTTAATTGGGAAAGTTTTTCTTTGCCCATCAAACAGAGAATCTATAGGATCAATAACTTGAAGATCTCCAATAGTCCATCCAGTGAACTCATCTGTAAATGTTTTATCTACAGAGATTTGGAATTCATTAAATGGTAATGAAGTATCTGTCTGTATCCCAGTTGTTCCCCCAATTGCAACTGTTAAAACTTCACCCTGACCATATCCATATCCAGTATTTCTAATTTCAAAAGAAATTACACTAGATCCTTGTCCAACTACAATATCAGCAACAGCACCAGTTCCAAGTCCACTAGAAGTAGAACTATAAATCAAAGGAATATTTGAATATGAAAGGGGATCATCAAAGACCACAATAGGTGGATTTGTTGATGTATAACCAGTTCCTGGATTTGTGATTGCAACTCCAGTAACGTGACCATTCACAACGGTTGCGATACCGATATATGTGATATTTGGAGTTCCTGTGCTAGAAGTTGCAACTCCAACATTAACCGTTTGAACTCCAGATCTATAACCAGATCCAGTGTTTCCGATACTAATCTGGGAAATAGTTCCTGCGATAGAAACTGTTGCAGTTCCTCCAGCAGATACTAAAGGTTGATATCCAAAACCAGCAGTTGAACCAACAGAAACTATTACTCCACCAAGAGGAACATTACTTACATTAATATCATAAGAGGTAGAAGATATAGATCCAGTAAATGTAATAGAAGTAATACCAGTGTTTTCTGTTAGATCATAATCACCAACAATTTGAACAGCTCCAACTCTTGCTGGACCTTGGAAAATGTCATTAATCAGAACAATTGCATTACTCGTTGAGAATCCAGCAATATTAGAACCATTTGATTTCAAGGTAAAGGTATTATTAGTTCCATTAAATCCAGAGGAAATATCATCAAAAATATAATTATAGGAATAAGGTTCAGAGTCACCATTTGTAAATCCAGATCTGATGAATGATCTCCCACTAAAAGTGGAATGGGTCTCAATACCAACAAAATCTCTACTATCTGGTGGATTAGTTGTTGATCCAATAGGAGTTAATCCATGAGGTGCGGTTACAAAGTTGATGATGTTATCTACAATATTGTAATCGCCATTAACCTTTGTTACCACAGAATGATTAGGGTGAGTTGATAATCCTGTACCCATCCATGGTCTTTGAACTAAGACCTTGTTGGTTCCACCAATTCCAATCGAATTGATCCTCATAATTTCATTACCAATTTTTATCAAATCTCCACCGAAGAAAGAAGTAATTCCTGATAAAGTAATTACACTATCCTCAATACCAACAGAACCTGATACTTTAGATGTAATTGCCGTTGAAACAATTGGTGATTGAATTAAATTATCAATTCCAATGAGAACTCTTGAATTTTGATTTGTAGAAACAAATCTATGAGAAGTTCCAATTCCAACACTAGTAATATCTAATACACTAGGTGGATTTCTAAGAGCATCAGAAGCAGAAGCAGCAACTTGGACATTTAAATCGTTAAGTTTAACAATATAAACAGATGTTGGTAATTTATCAGTTGATCCAAATCCAGTAATTGTTGTTGTTGCTATTCCGACAGCTTGAGTTGTACCTGCCCCAGAGTAAGAATATATTACTTTCTCACCAGTCACAAAGAAGTTCTCTGGTATTTTAATTGTATTATTAGTAATGTCTACAATAGCAGAGTCACTACCATCAAAATATCTTTCAAAAATTGCTTTACTCTTGTGAGTTAAATTGAAAGATCTCTTAACATCAGTTTCAGCACCAGTATAGAAACCATACCCAGTTCTAATAAATGCATTTGTAAAATCAACTGTGTCACTCAAAACATTTGAATCAGTTAAACCAATTGGATTTTGATAAACTCTAATTTCAACATTAGTGTTTGGATTTGCTGTAAATGTTAAATCAACATCTCCTGATGGTTTTACTGTTGCACCTATAGAACCAATTGATGAATTTGTTTGTATAATTCCAAATTCTGTGATATACACGTCAACATCATCATCAACCACAACTACTTCAGAAACTTGATATTGATTGTTTGTCCGATCTTCAATACTTACGATATAATAAGATCCTTCATAAATTGAGTTATAAGATGATATTGTAGTAATTCCTGGAGTTGGTGTTGATGATATAGCAACATAGCTAGATTCAATTCTTGAATTATTGAATATTTCTGTCCCAATTCCAACTGACTGAGTACTTGATATTGATACTCTAACAGAATTTACATCAAATTGAACAGGTGTAGAAGTGTATGGAATTAAATCAATGTTAATGTTAGATCCAGAATAATATGCATAATAAGTTCCAATTCCTAAAGCTGAATATGACTCTAGATTTGAGGTATTAAGTTGACCATACTCTTGTAGAATAATATCAGTTCCATCGTGAAGTATGGTAAGTTCATCAAATTCATGATATGAAGAATCAGTAGATCCAATTTGAACCAAAACTTTTGATGATCTGTAAGTTGATGCAATTCCGACAACGGTTGTTGCTGATGAAGTTCCTGATGGAATACTAGTTGTTGCCGAACCAACAAATACTGAATCTCCCAAATCTGTAGATCCAATAGAAGCTATTGTATCTCTAAGGTCGATAGAAACGGTATTGACATCATAATCATTAACAGAATACTTAGTTGGATAGAAGAGAAGATTTCCCTCTATTCCACTTATATTAAAGTCGAAGGAACCCATATCATGGTAACTATTGACTTCACCATATTGATTGATATAACCAATAGATCCATCATGAATAAGGGATACGATAGAAACTTGTACTTCTGATGAGAATCTTCTATCCTTAATAAATGTTAAGAACTTAAGTGATCTTGAATCTAAACTAAAAGTATCAACAACAGCGAATCTAGTTGATCTGGGATTGCTATTGAACTCATCACTAATATCGTCAATTAAAAGAACTCTATTTCCTACAGATTCAATATAATCTTGAAGGATTCTAGATCCGAAGATTATTTCATCCGACTTTGTATTTCCATCAATAACAAGATTATTTTCTGTTACTAAATCATAATCATAAACACAATTTAAATCAACAAATCTAGAAAAGTCAGCAATACCAGTTACATCTCCAAGATTTTGATCCGTGTTAATACCAGATGTAGTTGGAGAAGATTCTATGATCAAATCACTAAACTTTTTAAATCCTGCAGTATGATTGAGATTGCTTACAGGGTTATTCCAAATGTCGAAAGAAACTTGAGATCTAAGAGCGTATGAGAAATACTGGTAGTAATCATTATCAGGGACTCTTTGGAACTGATTATCAAGGAATCCTGTCTCTCTTTGCCATCCCTTTACTACTGTAGATCCTGATCCAACAATATAATTGGATTTTGTTTCAACCACATTTGAAATTAATCCTCTAGAAGTAGAAGTTCTACCAGTAATTACATTTCCAGAAACAAATGTATCAGATGTGGAAACTTTTAATGTTTCAGTAACTTCATTCCAATCAACAACAGTTCCTACAGCATCATTTGTGAATACAGATTCTCCCTTATTGAATATATTTTTCTCTAAAGAAATATCAAATATTGGGAAGTGTTTTTGTGGTACAATTCTTCCAGAAGAAATTATAGGATTAAATGTTCCTGGTACTTCTCCACCAGACAAATAATTTGACAAGTTGTAGGATACTGTAGCTCCAACTCCACCAATGTTAGGATCAGTATTTACTATTGTGAATAGTGTATAGTTATAATTTGAAGAATTATAACCTTTTGCAGTTGTTCCAACACCTACACTAGTGTTCTCTACAAGAACTTTGTCTCCAATATTAAAGGGGAAGTCCTCAGGATCACTAAAACTAGAACCTAAAGTAATAACAACGTCTTTAGATGATTCAATAAATTTGATAGAACTAATACCAACACCGTTAGTATTGTTTATAGGAATGATAGTCGGAGTTACATTATTGATTGATTTTGTATTCTTTAGAACATCAACAGTTTTATCATCGAGATTATATCTCAGATCAACATCATTTACAACTTCATTTGTCAATCCATCGATTAAAATCAAATCTGGTGCAATCAGGTAATTTCTTCCAACAGAAGATACACCAATAGACTTAATTGATGATTGTGGAATAATTCTTAATACATCAGGTAATTTTGCTGTAGGTCTTACTGAATAGTCAGCAGAATAATTAAATCCAATATCGTCTATGTTTGTTTTTAAAACTTTTCCGATATTATTTGTTGATACTTCTAAAATTTCACCAGATCCAAGATCAGATGACACATTTTTGATTTGTGGTATCTTAGGTAAGTTAAGTCCAACATAATTTACCTTAATCGATGATATTTCTCCATATGCACTTGTGGAATTTGTAATATATGATACTGAAGAATTTGTTGAATCGTAACTAGTTTTTTCTGGTTTTTCTGTTACTATGTAAGAGAATGTAGTTGACGTTACTCCAACAATACCATAAACACCATCATATGAACTAGAAACAATATTAATTGTATTATTTTCAAACACATCATTATCTACTATTATTTCTTTCTTTACAGAAGGAACAACATTTAGATTTGTTGGAGTTAGTCTATAATAAATTGTTCTTGGTGTAGAATCATTTAATCTCAGTACTACAGTAGCAGTAGGATCAATACCGACTCTTCCATTTCTTTGAATTTCAATATTACTAGTATTAGTAAAATCAAATTGATTCTTAAATTCCGAATCCGTATAGAAATTCAGATTGAAAGCAGAATAAAGAACTCCATTATTAGTAAAAGATAATGTAGGGCTGGATACATCAAAAATTAGTGTATTTTTATTTGTAAGTTGAATTAATGGATTTACTGGAGAAATAGATCCTGAAGAAGCTGAAGTGATGTTTATTTCATTTCTTTCTATTCTTGAAGAATAATAGAAACTGTCGGATAATTTAATAGTATCTTCATCTACTACGATTACATAGTAGGTTGATTCATTCGATAATCCTCCAGAAGGAGATGTTGAGGTGTAAATTACTTTTTGGCTGGTATATAATCCATGATTTTGTATGGTAATTGTATTTCTAGCAACATCAACATCTGCAGATAAGAAATTTAATTTGTTGATAACTGTTCTTCTGTTATAATCATTATATGATACTGAAATTTGAGTAGAAATTCCAGAAGATACTCTTATGTCAATTTGATCATTTATTTGAAGTCCATGTGTTGATGAAGTAGAAACAGTTACTCTATTTTTTGAAATATTACCCAATAGAATATTTTGGTAATTAGTTGTGAAACTATGGATTTTTCCAGTTCCAACGTTTGTAAAATAAAGTAAACCTGATGAGGTTGAAACTCCTACGTAATAACCTGTAGTTCCTAATCCTACTCTGTATGAGCTTATTCCTATCAAATCTGAAGTAAGTTTCGTTGCATAAACAACAGAATTTTCTGGAAGTTGATAAGATGAAACTCCATCAGTAGAAATAGATATTCTATTTCCTCCGTTGGAAGAATAAATCAATTCATCTCCAGAATTTAATTGATGATTTGGAATATAAATTGATCTTGTTGGGATAGAAATTTGTGTTACACCAACTCCAGGATTTGAAAAAAGTAATGTTGTAGTTATTCCAGGTCCAGATGTGTTTCCTAAACCAAGAGTTTCTGATGGATCAAAATAATACTCTTTGTTTAAATTATAATCATATTCATTATCAATATTTAAACTAATATAGAATTTTCTAGTTACTTCAGTAATAGCAATGCCAGCTGAATAAGTTTGTATTCCTGATACATCCTCAATATTTCTGAGAACTCTTACTCTAGAAGATTTTTCATCCAGATTTAAAATCTTTACCTTTTCATTTAATACTTGATAGATATCATTTTCCTTTATAAAAGGTTCTACCAAATTACCTATTACGTTGAAATACGTTACAAGTCCAGTATAATTTGTAGACCCGATACCTGTAGATACAACAAGTTGATTAGTACTATTTGATATTGTAGATGTCTGTAAATCTTCAAAATCTGAAGTAAAAGTTACTCTGTCTCTATTGCTTAGGAAATGTGGTGAAGTTGAAAATGCAACATACTTAGTTCCATTTGTTGTAAGTGGATAAAATTCAACATTAGATGCTTCAGAGGTAGCTACACTAACAGAAGATACTTCTTTTCCTTTAATTGAAGAGACACTTGATAATGGTTTTTTGGATGAAAGATCAATATCATCAAAAATAATTTTATCATTTACCTGATAGTTCTGGCCACCTGTTAATATTCCAATCGAATTTATAGTTCCCTTTGTTACTGATTTTACATGGGAAATTTGTTCTCTTATCTCATTTGGGTTGTATAAGAATCCATATCCACTATTAGAATTTGTTATATTATATGGTGTTGTATTACGAATCCAATTAGTCTCATTTATATTAATATTTGTTTGATTCGATGATGTTAAGAAATTAAAACTTTCTGCTTTTGATTTATAAGTATTCCCAATAAAATATGGGAATACTGGAGATTTATAATTTTCAAAAGGACCGAAAGAATCTACTTGACCGTCATTAATAGTGGTAAAATATGCATAGGTTCCTTCTGGATATTCTGGAGTTACACAAAATCTTCCATTATGTTCATCCAAATCTCCATTACCAACAAATTCATAATCCTCAACAAAAAATCCAGCTGGATATAATGAATCACTAGGTCTATTTGGTTTCAACTTTAACTGATAACCAGAGACCATAGATTTAATAGAACCTCCAGTTATGGAAGAATATCCATATGGACCATAGATTGGATTTCCATCATAAGCCCATCCAATAATAGGAGAGTGTGCAGTTGAAACTATTTCCTTTCCGTTGAATGTCTGTAAGTCTGGTTGATAGAAAATTTGACCGTTTCTAAACCTTGTTCCAAGAACAGAAGATCTTAATTTTCTTGGTGAATATAAGTGGAAATACTCCAATCCAAATCCAGAAAGACTTTCTTCAATAATTCCATCATCAGTAGTAATTTGGTTTGTTTGAATAAATCTCTCAAACAAGTTAATATTCCAAGATTTAACATTAGATTCAAATTTAGCAGATGCTCCTGCTGGTATAACGTCAATAGTAGTATCTGAACTTGAATATCCAATACCACCAAAAACTATATTTACTGATAATAATAGTCCCTCTGAAATTACAGGAACTAATACTGCTCCAGCTCCACTTCCATTAATAACTATCGTTGGTGGTGAATTGTAATTATTACCACGATCATTAATGATAACATCAACGATAGAACCGTTATTGATTATTGGAGTTATTTGAGCTCCACTTCCATTCAATAAAACAAATTCTGGTTGTCTATTATAATTTAAAATTTCATCACTTCCAAAATTGTTACCTCCACTCTGAACGTGAACGCTTTCTATACCTCCTCTAAAAATTGGTTGAAGAGTAGCATTAAAATCTTGTCCTGTTAACGTGGAAACTCCAATACGTCCAGATACGGATAAGGTTATTGGTTCATAGTTAAAAATATGAACTCCACTACCAGTACTAACCAAGTTTACATAATTTTCGGTCAGATAATTGATATTTTTTGCTAAGGTTGTAGAAGTTCCAACTAAAGATAATTTAAAATTATTATCATCAATTTTTGTAACATAATAAGTTGATGTTGATGATAAACCAACAATGGGATTTTCAGTGAAATCATAGGTTAAAATCTCACTATTATTATATCCATGATTTCTAATTTCAATTGTATTTGAAGCTGTGTTAATTCCAGATATAACTGCAGTTCTCTTCTTATTTTCGTAATTATTTCCAGGATTTATTACTGAAACTGATCCAATTTTTTTCTTCTTATTTGAAGATTTAAATCTTTGGATTCCATTACCATTATTTGCAATTGAAACAGTATTAACTCCTAAAACACTATCAGAATAGGTTGAATAGAGTTTAATACCATTAGAATCTACAACGGAAACAAAGTATGAAGAATTTGTAGATAATCCTCCAACTACAGTTTCTCCTTGTGGATCATAGATTACCTGCTCATAGTCTCTAAATTTATGATCCTCTACGAATGTTATTTCGTAAGTGGTCGCATTAATTGCTCCCGAATTAACATTTGCATTAAATTTGACAGAATGATCAAATGCTACTAAGTTTGCTTTTGCAGATGCTAATGATCCGTTTCCTCCAGAAATTTTGATAATGGGTTCTTCCAAATAGTCAAATCCACCATCAATAATATCGATTCTTTCCAATCTACCTTTTACGTTGCAGTATGCAGTAGCGCCAGAACCTACAGTATCGGAAATCTGTAAAACTGGTGGATTAATTACGTCATAATCTGATCCAGAAGAAGTTACGGATATATCTTCTATAGGACCATAGAAGATATTACTGTCTGATTTATAATTTAATACCTCAACTCCATTTACTAAAATTCCAGTAGCTCCTGGTAAGGTTTTATCTTCACTTTCATCATAAAGTGGAGTTGATATCTTTCTAATTAATTTTTGAGGTTCTAATGACTTAAGACTTAAAGACTCAAACTGTAAAATATTATCAGTTACTGTTCCCGACACAGTAACTACTTTATTTGCATAAAGATTATCTCTACTTCTTGCAAGTTGAATAGTATTCTCATCTATTCTTCTTACAAAATAAAATCCATTATCGATTCCAAGATTATTGTCTGTAACTCCAAAGTAAAAAACAGCATCACCACTGTAAAATGGATGATTGTCAATATTTAAATTGTTTCCACTAAAAGTTCCAGAAAAAACTACTGATCTGTCATTTACGTTTATCTTTTGATCCAAATAAGTTGGTAAGGATGGCGAAGCAACATAAAGAGTCTCTTCGTTCTCAGAATAAACATTCTGAACATTAGTGGTAAATCTGTTAAGACCTGGATAGTTTGATGAGTCAAATCTAGATAAAAGTTTTCTTACATCATAAATTTGATTTTCACTTAAAGATCCTTGACCGGAAATAGTAATTGATTTAGGGTTTCTGTACGAAACAACCTTACCAAAAACTTCAGTTCCAGGTCTTCCAAAAGATGGAAGAATTGAAACTCTATCTCCAATAACAAAAGAATGATCATCATAAAAATTGATAGCGTATGTGTTATTTGAAGAATCAAGTAATTCTACTGATTTTGTCACATACTGGGTCGATACATTAAAGAACCAGTTATTAAACTTATAATTCTTTATGTTATCACCGAGTGTTTTTATTCTTACGGGATCACCAACTGAAAAAAGACTAGTTTCATCTTTTAATTCAAGATCTGACAATACTCCAGTAACTCTAAACTTTATAACTTGATTAGAGTCACCATATCCATAAGAAAAGACATTAGATTTGATTTCAGTTCCTTTAGGAATTTCTTGAGTGATTCCTGAACAATTTAAAAACTGTGTAAGAGTCTTATCGGTATAAGTTATTACAATTTGAGATCCATTTTGCAGATCTACAACTAATTCTCCCGACTGTGGAAATCCAACTGTAGAATCAACATCCAGAGTTGTGAAATTTGGAGAAAATCCACCAACGCTGGAATCTGTGTCGGTAATATCAGTTATTAATAAAGTTTTTGGATGAATAGAAAATTCTCCAAATATAGTTCCATCGACATCAATATCTCTCTGATATCCTATATCCAAACTTAAAATATAATATTCTTTATCAGATCTTTGAATTCTTTCTACCTGAGTTACAGTTCCTCTTGCTCTAGGTAAGAAAGAATTTTGGTCCTGATAAATCGTTCTATTTTCTAGTTGATCAATGTCACCATCAATAGACTCTACAACTAAGTCTTTAGTTATCTTATATTGAGCATCAGATGGTTGAATTAAGTAATCTTGTGGTCTAATGACAGTAACATCTTGACCATAGAGAGCTCTGAATAAAATCTCAAAAGAACCCTCAGTTCCTTTTGAAGAATAAAAATCAACCGATTGTTTAATAAAGAGACTATCATTAAGTCCAGAGAAAAGAGTTCTATCTTCAAATCCTGGAGTTACTTGAGTTTTTAATTTTACGAAAAACTTCTGAAGAAAAAGAACACTCAGATTTTTTACTACTGAAGATACTGCATGTTGTTCTACAGAAGAATCTGAGAATATTAATTCATCAGGATTTGATGGATTTTCTAACGATGTTGTTCCACTAAATCCTCTAATACAACCTGTAAAAGAATTTTCGGTTTTACCTGTGTAAGATATGATTTCAGAATCAATTAGAATCAGACCATAAGAATCTGGAAATCCTGCAGTAGAAGCTACATTAATAGTAGTATCAAAAAATGATACATCTGATAAAAGAGTTGTTGAGTCAACTAAATTTGATAAGGCATCAACTTTTACATATTGATCTAGATTATTAACTAAATCGTATGCAGACCCTTGACTTTCAAGAGACAAATAGTATTGTTTTAAAAACTCAGAAACTAAAGGAAATTCTTCCCTTACAAACTCTGGAAGTTGATTTTCTACAACTGAACTGATTTTGATTCTTGTTTCTGTCATTTTATTATCTTCTTACGAGGTCTCCGTTTGAATAACTTGAAGTTACTGTATATGATGTTCCAGAGATATCAGAACCTGAGGATATTTCATCTGATACCATATTTAACACACTAGAAGATGAGTCTAATTGAAGATACAAATCTTGAAGGCCTATCACATCATTTGATTGTGGGGAAGCAGAAATTTCGATAATTGGTTCTCCTCCAACATTTTTTAAAGTTGAAGTTATATTCACTGGATTCAGTATAATTTCTCCTCTTTCATAATCAATTCTACCAACGTTTCTTCTAACAACTGTTGGTGTATTTGATGAAGTTATTGTGAAGAAAAATATAGTTCCTGTTTTTCCATCTGAATTTGGAGTGTCCGATAAGTAAACAGTTCCATTAACAGAACTTACCGTAAATCCAGATGACTTAATATTATATCCACTCATTTTGTTGATATGAAAAGCATTTCCATAACATATTTCATAGTCAGCAAACTGATTAAGTGCTGGCTTCAGATCTCTTCTAATAATAATTTTTGTTATATTAGATGTGATTGCCACATTACTATCATCTATCAGTTTTAAGAACTTACTATACTTGAACCTTGCTCCATACTTATTCAGTTCTGATGAGTTTGCATATTGGTTTATATTATTTGATACTATTGTCTTAAGGTAATCTGCACTTGGAGTGGAATTAGTATTGTAGTATACAGAAGAATTGAACTCCAAATACAAATATTTTAAATCTAAAATTTCAGGAACAATACCAGCTACACTATACTTCCTTAAACTATTTTTAATATTTTCCTTAATCTGACTCGAAACAAATGCACCATTTATTGGTTTAATGGAAATGAAAACCTTTCCAAACCTAGGAGGATCTAAATCTTCTCCACCAAATACAGAAATAGACTCAGTTTCTGGATAAATGGTAGGTACAATAGTTTCATAGTCTGTTGCAGTTACAGCTCTATTTTGAGAAGAATATATTCTTGGAGCATACTTCTTAATAGAATCTATTGATTCTAGATTTTGACCACCTCTAGATTCTGTATTAGCTGTTAAAAGAGAAATTCCCGTATTAACTACACGATTATTATTATCAACTATTCTACCGTTAAAGGTGAAAGAGGAAATACCATTTCCATCTTCGCCATTAGTGCTTACATAAGATACTTCAATAAAGTTTTGATCATCAAGACTAACTCCAAAGACCCCATCGCCAAAAATGAGTTCATATCTTTGATCCTCAATTTCTTGAATGAAGAACACTCTTGAAGTTGAATCAACATCAAGAAGACTATTGGATAAAGAGAACTTACGGGTTACACTACTTGATTGGGTATTTCTTACTAAGACTGATATTGATTGGGTATCAATACCTGAATTATCTAAAATATACTTTTGATTTGGATTATTAGAATTGGCAGTAAAAGTATTTACTAAGAAAGTTCCCTCATAAACATCAATGTTTTGAAATAAAGCAATTCCGTTTATAACTGGCTTAGTAATATCTTCAGGAACTGTAAATGTATAATTTTGATCTCCGAAAGAACTGCTTGATGTACATACAGTTCCTTTCTTAAGGGTTAAAGTCAGGGGTCTTGTTGTAAATTCAGTTGTATCTACGAAGAAAGATATATTTGCTCTTGAAGAAGTTTTTGACCGAGGAACATAACCAATGTTCCTTGCAAGAGAAACTACGTTTTCTCTTAGAGTAGCACTATCAATAAAAACCTCATTACTGATCATATTTGCATTATATGAAGTAATGTAGGTATTATATGCTAATACTTCTATGATACTTGATAGATTAGATCCCTCGAAATCGTAGTCAGTAAAATTTGAATTCGATCTAAGGTAATCCTTAATCGAAGTCTTAATTTGATCGAAATCGAGATTGGTGAAATTTACTAATGCCATTATCGTGTTGGCTGTAATGCAAATGATAATTGTTGGGGTAATACGTCAATTCCAACAATATAATAATTAATTGTTACATTAAATTCATTGTTTTCATAATTAGGTGAAACATCAACGGAGATCAAATCAACTCTTGGTTCATAATTATTGATCGTATTGGTGATTTCATCTTGTATAATAGAAGCTGAAATTTCATCAATGTTTTCAAATAAAGCTCTAGAAAGTTTTGATCCAAGATTTTCGTTAAAAAATCTTTCTCCAGGTAATGTAAAGACAAGATTTCTGACTGAACGAGCAATTGCAGTCTCATTATTAATAGCAATTAAGTCATTATTCAGGGGATTAACCTGAAATGACATACTAATATCTTTGAAACCTCTGCTTAGCCGTTCTACAGGCATGAAAATGTTATAAATCTATCTTATTTATTCGGGTTTTTTGAACTCATAAAGAGGTTCAGTCCCATATTCCCAGTCATCATAGTCTTCATCATTACGAATTCTCTCATGAACTTCATTTTGATGAAAAAAATCATGCTTTTTGGGTGTTAGATCATCATTTGAGATCTCTCTAAGCATTTTTTGATCCATTTTGCTCTCCTGATTCGTTAAAATCAGAACTTTTTACGGGGTTGCTATCCCGAATTTTTGTAATCTCGTACATAAAATCATCAGAGGTCTCAATTTTACGACGATTTTCGACAGAATATTCGGTTAAATCAATTTCATAACCTGGATTTTTTGTAATTCTGTTCTTAGTCCATGCATCATCATACCATAATATCTTATTATTGGGATATGCATAGAAGTTTCCATTATCCATCTTGAAAAAGTGAGCACATTTATGCTCAGGAGTCTCACTGAAGTTAGTATTCAGAGTAGATTTTGACTCCCATGACCAATCAAGAGTGAATAGGTAAGTTCCTTCATTCTTTTCTCCACGATAATTGATCAATTCAGCACGTAAGTTAGCCAATCTTGAACGAACTTGAACATCAATATAAGGAGAAAAACAATCCCACCACATGCACTCTTCTAATTTAGGTGCTGGCGCATCAGGTTTCCAACAAAACGCATGAATAGGTCTACGAGTCCAGTTCACCCCATTCTCAAGAAACGCCTCAAAGAGGGGTACATGCTTCTCTAAGGACGCTACAGAGTGTACATCACATAAAGTTACCTCACCATGTCCTTTTTTATGATTGTAGAGAAACTCATTGCGAATGTAACAAGTAATTGTCGGAAGATTATGATTTAGATATGCCATAAATTGATACAAAAAAAGCAGGAATTTCTTCCTGCTCTATCTATACTATTAACCTTTACCTTGACCACGATACCTTTTCTTACGACCATTTCGAGAAGTTGCCGAAAGAAGAGTTCGTGCAGAACGTCCTTGACGTGTCTTCTTTGGTGAGCCTGCTTCAAACACAGTTTTATTCGATCCACCTTTAGCCATTAGATTTCCTCCAGTTCGAGTTGTTCAATATCAAAGTCCTCCTCAGTGTAATACTTAGAGGATAGTTCGTCAAGAACCTCAGTACATTCTTCATGACTGAGGTTCTGATATATCTTACGTCCTTTGTATAAGATATTAAAAGCCATTAGATCACACGAGTTTTTTCATGTCCCACACGAATACGAGGATCACACCAAATATCAAAACCTTGTTCTTTTGCATCCAGACAGAATGATACGTCTTCACCACACATATCTTGAACTGCTCCAGATTCAAAGACTTGCATCTTAGGAGCAAACCA